TTTTAAACCACATCCATCCAAAGAAATATCCTTCTGTATGGAAGTTAAAATTGTAGATGATTTTACCCTTCTCTCTTGTCTTTTTCCAATCTACAGGAAGGTTGACAAACTCTTTACCATCCACTCCTTTCATCTTTCTACGCTTCTTCTTATTGATGGAGAACTCACCAAAGCCAAAAGGGAGCTTTGCTTTCTCCCCAGTTTCTAGGATGTATTCCCTAAAAGCGTCTGTAAAAGAATAGATGATGTTTCTCCACTCATCAAATGTAAGTTTGATGGAGGGATGCTTCTTACAGAAATTGTTGTAGTTTTCTTTGCTTGAACTTCTCCAATCTACCTTTGTTCGCATTAATTGGTTGGTTTAGTATTGGGGGCCTGACCATCAATACCTTCTGCTGTCATATCTGTCTTGAGTGAGAAATATGTAGCCAGAAGCTTTTGAGAGGTGAGCTCCAATACCTGCTTCTCCAGATAACCTGGAAGAGCAAACTCCTTGTCTAGTGGATTAACACATAGTTGTTCCACTGTATATTGAGGAGTACCGCAACCACAAGCTGGATAGAGTATTTCATTAGGAACATCCTCTTCAAACAGAGCCACAAATCTGATAGCCTGTAGAAGTGGATTGCTCACATATAGATAGCCATTGCTTATCCAATAATACTCTTCCTTCTTAATGATGGGAAGTTTTAGAAGATTTATATACCTATTGATGGTTATTTCCTTCAGCTTTTTTCCTTGTCCACTCATTGCATTAATTGAGTAGACACCCTGTATTACATATTGGTAATTACCCTCAGAAATACGAGGAAGTTTGTATTTGCTCCTAGCCACTGAGCAAGGATCAACATATTCACAACATTCGGAAATAGGAACCTCTATCATCTCCAGACAAGGAATAGTGGTGAACAGGGTGTCTGTTGCCCACAGCTTTCTGAGGTTGGTTTCTCTTTTGAGAAGCAAAAGAGAATTGTTCCTAATTTCAGAAGCAATAGCCCTGTCCGTAATCAAGCTATCTGTAGACAGAAGCTTGTGGGCAGAGCGTACATCTGAAACTAATTTCCTTAACGTGGCCATTATATATACTGTTTGAAAATGTTTGTCATTCCATTAATTTGGTCTATGAGAAAGCCAGTCACCTCACCTTTAGAAACTGTATATCCGTTTTTATCATCCCAAGAACTTTTTGCTGTAGAGAAAGCTGGAAGCTGGTAAAACTTGATACCATTAAAATCTAAGCTCATCTCATGATGTTTGTCTCCTGTGAAGATGTAGAAATGATTGTGGTCTGACCAATCACTCTTATATTCCATAGGGAACAAGTTAGCAAGCTTGGCAGGTTTTAGAGCATCTCCATGATTGAACATCATTGCTGAGTATCCATAGCTCACATACTTTCTATACCTAGGAGAGATGTCAAAAACTAAACGTTCTTCATTTCTGAAATAAGTTTGTAACCAGCTAGCTAAATGCCAGCCTACAAACTCATCATGGTTACCAGCTACAAAAATCACCTCAACATTTATTGCTTTTTGAAGAAGCAGGTTGATGACACTTATTTCATGTTCACATATAGCTTGAAAAGCGCTGTGATAGGAAAGAATGTTCTGTTGAGGAGTGCCCTTTGTAGTGGTGTTGGTGAACTCACTGTTAAACTCGTCTGACCCAATAATGTATTTAATATCTGTTAGATTGTTAGCTAGGGAGGCTTGATTTAGAATAACATCCACCTTTTGAATGAAATTGTTAAATCTCTTCTCAATGTTATTATCTCCTCCTATGTCCAGTTTGTTTAAATGGGAGTCTTGTTTATTGATTATTAAACAAGAGTCTTTCTTATCTAAATCAAACTCAGGACCTACTATCTGGGATGAACAGGGTTCATATGTGCTTAAGAAAGAAACAAAGCTATCTTGGAATATCTGTTCATCTTTCTTTTTACCCAACCAAGCCTTCACTTGATAGTAAGGCTGGTCAGCATTTCCCCAGTAGTTTTGGACGTATTTAGTTATTTCCCACTTGTCCGTATCTATCTTACATTTTTCAATAAGCTCATCTAAGCTCTTGATTTCTTCCTTAGAGTTGAACACCACCTCACCAGTTCCCTTCTGTACATCCTCAAAGAACCTCACCACTTGTTCTTCTAGGTCTCCAATATAGGTTCCAACTTCCGCCTCATTTCTAGATTCTTCTGAGTTTTTCAGCTCTCTCATCAGTTCCCTTTTGTACATCCTCAAAGAACCTCACCACTTGTTCTTCTAGGTCTCCAATATAGGTTCCAACTTCCGCCTCATTTCTAGATTCTTCTGAGTTTTTCAGCTCTCTCATCAGTTCATCCACCTCAGCTTCTTTAATGTTTAGCTTTTCTGCATAGAACTTTTTGCTCTTCTTCCAGTGAAGCATTTGCTCCAGCTGTTGCAGAAGGGATTGATTTTCAGGCATTTACGTTTTGATTTAGTTAAAATTGCAGTAAAGGTAGGAAACTTTTTGATATTTCCCAAAATTATCCAAACATTTTTCGTTATCCATGATAACATTTTTGGTTATAAATAAAAACTCCCCAGGGTAGAAACCCCAGGGAGAAGCCCTGAAAACCAACAAACAGGGCTTTTTGATAGCTTTTATAATATCGTAGTGGTGGTTGTAGTGGTGCATTCCACTATGGTGATATCAATATAATTTGTACATAAGGGAGGATTGTCAGACATCACCCTAATGATAGTGGTTCCATTTGGAACTAATACACTTGTATACCCAGCTAACAGAGCTGCTTTAGAAACACCTGTTTCAAAGGCAGATGTGTACCCATCAACATCTGAATAGAGATTGAAGGGTCCTGTGTCAGATCCTGCTGTGGTGAGAGTTATTACTACTATCATGGTAGAGTGGTGGTAGTGGTTGTTGTTGGTAGACAGCCATTTACAAGCTCACAGAACTGAACGTGGAATGTGGGATTTACACGAAGAAGGATGAGAATAGTGTTCAGAATGTATTCTGGGCATATCTTAGAATCTATCTTCTCTAGAGCAATATCAAGGGAATCTCCTGTATTTACACCAGAGCATGGAAGGTTGTTTCCGTTGTATACAATTTGACTAGCATCTAGACAAACTGGAGGACAAGGACCCATTCCTTCTGGATATACAGGCCCTGTCTGATAACAGGGCATTCCTGGTAAACAAGCCATTTATAATTAGTTTATGGGATGTACATAATATAGTAGCAAGCAAGAACAGGTGGGATGTTATTATGAGACTGGCCACCTCCTGTAGAATCATTATTCACACCTACAAATATTCCTGTTGTTTTTGTTTGGCTCAAACCAAGAGTGGGTGCGTTGTTGCTACCTGTCATTCTATAAGACAAATCAGTTTCTAAATCATGTCTGAAATCAATGAATGTAGAAGGTGTTACATCAGGAGCAGATGAGCCACTAGCAATAGCACCAACAAGTAGGTGGTTGTGTCCAGGATCTACAAGAGTGGTGTTAGCAACGTGTGTGTGAGCAGGAATCTGTGCAGATGTAAGTGTAATAGTGTTAGCACCTGTTGTAGTGTTGAGAGCATAGTTGGGGTTACCAGCTACACCAGGATCAACCACTGGACTAAGAGCTCCACCACCTGGAACAGCTTGAATAGCTCCTACAGGGATTCTTCCACGCTTATCAGGAGTGCCATTAGCACCATTACATAAATAGATGTCTTCAAACCCATTAGCAGGAATGCCTATACCAGCACCATCAAAGTTGCTGAGAGATCCATAGTATTCCACCACTGTATAAGGAACCATTCTGTCCTTGTATTGTACAACACCAGGAGCTGGTGTACAAGCTGCTACAAGAGCACAGAGTTCTGATTTCTTTACATAGTTGGTTTCAACATCTATTACAAAAGCATCAAAATCAGCTTCTAGTAAGCAGAGCTTTGTAATAACAGCCTGAAGAATAGCGTGTGTTCCAGAGTTAGCATTTACACCTGAAAGACAATCTACATCAAAGGTCCTTTCTAAAGCTGCTAAATCTGCTACAATAGCATCCACTTGCTCCTGTAAATCACAGGCAGCTTTAATAAGAGCTATGAACAGATCAAGAGCTGTAAGGTCTTGACAGTCAGGTAGATACTGTTGAACAAGTTCACATATGATTTCAGGATCAATAACTGGCTTGATTCCTGTAGCATCTAATGTAGAAGTGAGAAATCCAATAAGAGTTTGTTCTACATAAGAAAGGGAATCTCCAGTTTGGATTCCTAAGAGTGGAACATTCACTCCTGTATATTTGACGCACTGATCTGATACTATCTCAGCGCAACCATTAAAGCAATTTGAACAGTTTGAGGAGGACATTTATTTAGGTTTATGTGTGAGGAAAAAGAAGAGTGGTTGTGGTGGTAGTGGTTGATAGACAATCTGTTGGTATGCAGTTGTTTGGATAGTAAACTGTCACTATCACAGGGTCTCCACAAGGATCGTAATAGCAGTTCATTTGCTTATCAACAGTTTAACCCTACTAGCAATCATCTCCACAGTATACATCTTTGCATAATTTGGATTGCAAAACTTATACGTGAGGATTCTTTTGTAATTCAGCAGGTCTAATATAGCTCCTGCTGGAACAGGTTGATTTAAAATAAATACAACGTTATTGTACAGATTTCCAGCTAGTTGCTTAAGCTTGCAATCAATGTCATTAAGCAACGCGGGAATTGTGGAACATTCTGGATAGTTGATTAATCTGGGAGTTAACATATCGTTTAAAGTTTTGTACGCCTTTACTTGCAGCTGCATTACATGCTGCACAAAGACCATTAATCAATTGACAACCACATCCAACATTTGTGCCACAGTTTCTACATTTAGCCATGTTATTGGAAGTTTAATACGTAGTTATTTCCACCGCATCCACAATTGTTCTTGATGAAATTATTCAACATCATGTTTGCTTGGTTATAAAGTTTGTTAGCTTCATCAATAGCGCAGTTGTTAGCTGCAGCAATAGATCCCTGTATAAAGAAGTAGATGGTGTTTAAATTCACCTTCTGCTGTGTTTTAATAGCTCTATCACACTCCATCATATCAAGCTTCATAAAGGCCTCATCAAACTTTTCTTGTATGAGGTCTGTACGCATGATAGCTTTTTCTACGAAGTTTAGATAGGCAGGAGCAACAGTGTATTTAAACTTATACACTCCATCTGGGAGAGGCAATAGGGAATCCCCTAATGATGTAATTCCCAAACTTGTGGAGTTATAAATGTTAAAATCATTAACGTTAAAGGGAATGCTAACTGACCCAAAACCAGGAACAGTGATGTCAATTGTGGGGGAAGAAACAACAGGAGGATTGGTCGGATAGGTAGATGCATCAGCAACACCAAGTGTGTACGAGTTGTACGTAGGTATCACTAATATATCAAGTTTCAAATCTGGCATGTTGTTCTAAATAAATAAGCCAGAGGATCTGAGTTTTAATCCTCTCACCTCTGGCTTAGGTTATATGATGTTGTTTCTTAGCTACTATTACGGAATCAAGGTAGATGTAGTAGTAGTAGTTGGCCACACAGTGGTAGTAGTAGATGTGGTAGTAACACAATCGTTATCAGCCACTACAACTCCCAATGCAGCCTCAAGGATGGCTTGAAGAGCAGTTTCTTCACCAGATCCTTTTTCAACAGCAATGATCACTCTGCTATCCTCCATGATGTAATCACCCCATTGGTAAACAGTTTTGTCATACTCGTTGAAACGGATGTTGAAGGTGTTGTAAGTTGTACCATCACTCACCCAGCTTTCAAAGTTCTCATTGTAGCCATTCATTCTGTACAAATGCTTCAAGTAACCTGCTTGATAGCTGTAGAAGTTCTTCTCCAATTGTGCAATCTCTGCAGATGTACCGCTTGGATAAGAAGCACGCTGAATAACAGTGGCATCAGCTACAATGTTACAAGCATCAGCAACGATGAAGTCAGCTGTAGTTGCAGGACCATTGTACACGAATGTACGGAACCACATACGGTCATACTCCCAAGGGAATGCTGCAACATCACAAGGCTGTCCGTATTTAGTAAGAGGTTTACCAGTGATACGTAAGATAGCGTTCTGATCATTTCCAATACGTTGGAACTGATAGAATGTGTTGAAAGAGATGTTGTCAGGGTTGTTTCCAGGAGCTTGTAATTCTAATTGATAGATGAACTGATCAATAAGAGCAGGAACATCTACAATTGTACAAGGATCTCCACCACAGTCACAACAAGGAGCTTGAACAGTTACACTACGAGTGAAACCGTTGAAATACAATGTGTCAATGTAGCTAGAGTGAGCACGAAGTGTTAAGGTAACAATGTCACCACACTGTACATTCCAATTAGTTACATCAGTCACCTGAGTGGCAGCAGTAGGACAACCTACAGTTTTGTACCATTCAGTTACATTGCTTGTGCAATTCGCAGTGGCACATCCTTTAATTTTATCAGAGCGTTTAGAACCCTGCAAGTAAGTGTTTGTGCGTCCTTGAGCTACATAGAAGTAGGGAGAAGCAGCAATGTTACCAGCAGTGGCTACAGCATAATCCGCTTTGAAGATACCCACTTTACCAGGGGTTAAGTCTTGCGTAGAACCGCTATTGGCAATACCACTACCAACAGGAACCACGAAGAGCGTAGTTAATGAAAAATCAGCCATTTTGCTTTATTTTAATTGTTAAAAATATTATTCGTTCGTCTGAATTCTATACACTGAGCTTTGTACAGCAGATTGATTTTCAGTGTACATTGCCAGATTTTGTACTGTTAAGTCTAAGAGCTCGTCTTCTAAATAAGCCTCTAGTTCACAATCTGAATCTACAGAAGGAGTGCCATCAAATCTGGTGTAACCAGTTTTATCAATATATTGAGGATACCTCATGTAGGAGATGTAAATCTTATTGGGGGTGAATGTACCATCCGTAAAGATGCTTATCTCATCAGAAGATAGGAAGTTGAATGTTTCTTGATATTCAAAGGAAGGCTTGTAGTGGTCGTTATTCAGAATGAACTGAAGGTCACCATGTTTAGCCAAGTCTCTGTTTATCCAGATTTTCCTATCCTTGCACACCCCTTTGTCAGCTAGTATATATGCATCTATGTAGAACATATACTTGGGAACAAGCAGGTGCAAGTTTGCAAACCATTGATGTAGTTCGTCGTTCTTAAGCGTAAGATCAATAGGCTGGTTGTTATAAGTGACTACAAGACTTTGTAAATCTTCATAACGCTTCTTGAATGAGTCAAGACCTAGTCCACTAATTACACTAAAACCATCAACCTTTTGTTTTATCAGCTTGATTTGAGCCTCATTGAGGGCTAAAATCTTATCCTCCAGGTTGATCTGCTGATGAACGTTGGTAGATAGTTTATTTAGTCTTTGGTCAATTTTGTATAATAAACTATCTACTGGTATCATAAGGCAGCTAGTTTCTTAGTTTTCAACTTGCCTTCGAGAGTCAGAAGCATATCCTGATTATCATCGTCAGCAAGCGTTTTAATTAAATCATCTTCATCCTTGGCCACTTCAAACTCACCCTCGTAAATCTTACCACTAGGTCTAACCCTGTAGACAGAGTGTGTGAGAGCTTGTTTTACCAAGTCTTTAATATGGAGCAAGTTTTCTTTCATGTCTGCATATCTGTTAAACACTTCTACAGGAGAGAGTCCCTGGTATTTACCAGTTTTGAACTCTGTCTGTTTTAGCAGGTTATCCACCTGGTTGTATACAGCTTCTTCTGTAGTGTTATCAGTAACAGGAAGTCCCAACAAACGAGCCACTTTCTTTTTCTTCTCAGGAGTCATACCATCAAACTTGACAATAGCCTTGTTGATAAGTTGCTTCTTTTTAAACAGAACAGCATTTTCAATTTCATCATCAGCTACGTAAAACTGAACATCAGCAGGAAATTCACCACGTTCCCAAGCTTGATAAGAGCTTGCAATTGTAGGATGAACACGTAACCAAGCAAATGCTAATTCCTGGAAGGGAATACCTAAGTCAAAGAAGTTGTCACCATCCAGCAGTTTTACAGGCTGAACATGTAGAGTGTCTTGATTTGATGTTGATAAGCCATAGTTCCAGAATACAGAACGAGGACCTAAGTCAATATCTCCAAGATCTCTTTCCAGTCTTTCTTTTAAAGCTGTGACACGCTCAACTTCCATTTCTCTTTCTAGAGGGTCTTGTATGCGTTTGATGTAAGCAGCATCAGGATCAAGTCCTGTTCTGTATTTACCATCTAATTCCTTGTAAGGATACTTAAACACCCCTGTTCCAGGGATACGTGTAAATCCTCTTAATGCAAGACCACCTTGCATAGTTTGGAGTTGAGAGTTATTATACTCTTTCTTGATTGTTGAGATTTTTCCAATCTTGCCCATATGTAGTTTATTTTGTTTGGTTTATTTGCAGAGTGATTCCCACCGAAGGGAACAGCGATTGGGAGACACCCCAGTCCAATCACTCTGTAATTTGAGAAGAGCTCCCCCACTCTGAAGTGTGGGGGGCAATCTCTCCTCGGTGTATATTGCACACAAAGTGTGCGGTTTCTTAGAATTGTGGGATTTCCTCAATAAGAACTGTACGAGACAAGTCCTCAATGAATACATCACAACGATCCTTCATCCAGATTTCATATCCTGGGAATTTGTTTGCAGAGCTCATACCCTGAGATTTGGCAAATCCCAAATGGTGACGAGTTCCATCAATATATCCCCAAGTCATAGAAGGTGCACCCTTCATACGAACTTCACGAATGTTGTTAACCAAAGAACCATCAGACATTGGAGATACGTCGAACACCATGAATACAGGTGTACTCTTCTTGTTCTGTCCAAATTCTAGGTTAGATTGAGGAAGGTCTAATTCTTTTAAGTGAATTAGTTCAACACGACCAGTCTCACGTGTAACCATTGCATCGAATGCAAAGTTGTAAGTGATGTGTTGTCCTTCTCCCTGCATATAACGGTTTCCGCTATCAGCCATGAAGGTAAGACCACTGTTCAAAGCGTCTGTCTTCAAAGCTTGTTGGAATACGTCAAATCCAGCCTCATTAGTGTACATTTTAACACGACGGTCTTTAACATCCACACGACGATAGAACAGGTCACCAAACACTGAACGAATCAGGTTAGCAGAGAATTCACCACGGTTGTATTGAACCAGGTTACCGTTGTTACGCATGCGGTGGTAAACACCAGCAGATGTACGCTTAAGTTCTTGCTTGCTACCGTTTGTTTTAACAGTACCAGGACGAGACCAAATCATACGCTTAACTTTTAACTCAAGCATAGACTTACGCATCCAGAACTCAATAAATGGCTCCCATTTAACATCATTACGAGTTAAAGGAAGTTGGTTACGACGCTGAGGTGCATACACTAGAATATCCAAAGGACGTCCAGCGCTATCACGCATCATTTTGTCATCAGCCCACTCAGTGATTTTGTGCTCAAAACCATATGCAGAACCTAAAGATTCAAACATAGTGATTTGCTCTCCCAAACGAGGAAGACCTAATAAATCCTGATCGAATTCACCGATTGCAGCATCTACTAGCTCAAGCTCAATACCATACTGAAGGAATGTAGAGCTAACAAAATCCACTGTAGGATTGTCGCTCACAAGTGTGAATGTGTACAAGAAACCAGCGTTCCAAGGAACGGGATCTTTAATCACATAGAAACGAGGACCATACTGACGAGAACCTACAGACACAATAGCGTTCTTAGAGAACTCATTTGTGTCAAGGATCAGTTGGAACTCTTGACCATCGATACCAGGCTTGCTCAGCTCAGCTGTGCTAGTTGGAACATCAATGATTTTGGGGAATTTGTAGGGAACAGCCACCTGCCATTTCCAAGCATCGCTATTATTATCAATGTAATAAGGCGTGCTTTTGTTGATCATGTCCAGGAAGTCATTGCTATACAGAGAGCTCTGTGTATAGAGGCTGATGATTTTCTTGTCGTAATCAGCAGGCTCTGTAGAGTGGAAGCTCTCCAGGTGGTTAGCATCGGTTAACTTACCCACAGCACGCTTGTCCATTGAAGCCACACGAGCGTAAGTAAAACCAGTAAGTCCTGGGATTGTTTGAATTGCCATTTTGTTATCCTTTTATTTTATGAAAATTTATAAGAACCATGAATTTGTTTTAGGCTGTTGAGCAGGAGAGCTCTTGGCCTTAGTTACTTGTCTTGCTACTTCCCCAAACAGTTCGTTAGATTTCTTTGTAACGCCTGTCTTTTGAATGGTGGATAGAGTGGGATCTTTTTCCAATATCTTGAGGAGGAGAGCAACCTTCACCTTAGTTGCATGGTTCTCAGGTCTCTTCAATTCCAGGATGGTACGATCAAAGTCTGTGAGAGTTTCTCCAGATGCTGTTTTGTACTTATCCACCAGTAGGAAGTCTTGTAGTTCACCAGCTAGTTTGGGATTGATGGGAATACCGTCAAACTCCTTAGTTTTCAGCTTATCCTGAAGGACTTGCTGAACATTGCTAATGTATTGATTTTTAATGGCTTGTTTCTGTTGTAGCTCCATTTCAGCTTTTTGCTCCATTTGAGCTAGCTTCTGGGCTTCTTTCTTTACCAACACCTTGTGG